TCGTAACAACCGCAACCTCGTCCTCGCGTAAGGACTGACCCATGGGCCTGAAAACCACTACCGTTTGCCTCGGCTATCAGCAGATTACGCCGAACACTGCAACCAGCTTGACCGTTCCGGCCATCTCGCCGGATGGCTCCAAGCAGCAGGCAACTTTTGCCATCATCACCCCGGAGATCCAAAATGTCCGGTGGCGCGATGATGGCACGGACCCGACGGCCTCCGTCGGCATGCCGATCTATGTGGGCACGTCGCTGCTGTATGACGGCGACCTGACCAAGATCCGCTTCATCAACACCGTCGCTGGCGGCAAAGTCAATGTGAGCTACTACGCATGATGAACGTCACGGGGGTTCCGCTCAACATTGCTGGCGCAGCCTCTGCGGCTGGCTACATCATCACGGCCGACGCGATCCTCACCGAAAGCGGCACCACGCGCACGCTGTCGGCTGTTGACAACGGCAAGATCATCTACTGCACCAGCGGTTCCGCGACGACCATCACCTGCGCCGCAGGGCTGGGTGCTGGCTTCTCCTGCACGATCATTCAGGGCGGCGCGGGCAAGGTCACGGTCGCTGCCGGTGGCCAGACGCTGGTGTCCTACTCTAGCCTGTTCAGCACGATGGGCCAGTACGCGGTGATTTCCGCCATCTGCCCGGTCGTTAATACTTTCCTTCTGGCCGGCAATTTGGGTGTATAACTTATGGCTGTAAATCTTTCTCCTATTGGCGGTGTGGCTGCGCAGTTCTTCGACAACAGCGGCAACGTGCTGTCGGGGGGCAAGATTTTCACCTACGCGGCGGGCACCACCACGCCGCAGAGCACCTACACGTCTGCGGCTGGCACAACGCCGCACGCCAATCCGATCATTCTGGACGCTGCCGGCCGCGTGCCGACGGGAGAAATCTGGCTGACGGACGGCGCGCAATACAAGTTCATCATCAAGACCTCGACGGATGTCCAGATCGGGTCTTACGACAACATCATCGGCATCAACTCCAACTTCGTCAACTACACCAACAGTCAGGAAATCCAGACGGCCACTGCCGGTCAGACCGTCTTTACACTGACGACTATGGTGTACCAGCCTGGTACAAACTCCCTGTCGGTGTTCGTGGATGGCGTGAACCAGTACGGCCCCGGCGCCAGCTACGCTTTCCAAGAGACGAGCGATACGGTCGTCACCTTTACCTCTGGCTTGCATGTGGGCGCTGACGTCAAGTTTACGACGTCTGCCATTAACGCCTCATCTTATGGCGACGCCGCGCAGATTGCGTTTGAAGGGTTCAGAAACCAGATAGGTAACGTCCAAGATTTAGCCGACGCTGACGGCGCAGATTGGATAGGTTTTACGCCCAATATTACGGGTTCTACGCCGCGCTCCGCCCAGCAAAAAATGCGCGATACAGTATCGTTTAAAGACTTTGGCGCTGTTGGCGATGGCGTAACAGATGATACGGCCGCGCTCTTTGCCATGCGTGATGCGTTGATTAACGCAAATGCCACTGCGCAATGGTACTTAAAAGGTTCGGGAGGCAACTATCTTTTTGCCAATAATAAGTGGCTCTGTGGTCTTAGCAACATTGATATTGATCTTGAAGGCGGTTCGCTGACTTACACGTCAACCAGCGCGGCCAATTATGACGCAGTGACCTTTTTTGGCAACCCCTCCACATTTGCCGGGCCGGTTTCAGATAGTTATGGCGCGGGTCTGTCAAAAATTGACGCGCTTCCTATTGCGTCTGTGTTAGTTGCGGAAACCGTCCTAACTTTTACCTCGTCAGGCTCTGCGGCGTTGTTTGATGTAGGTGAGCCTATTATTGTGGGTGGGTGGGAAATTCAATCGGCAGGATACCCGCCTAACCTTTGTGTTTTTGAATTTAATCGTGTTCAGTCCATAGATACGGGCGCAAACACGATTACCGTTGCCCCGCTACGAAACAGTTATAAATCCACATGGCCGCTTGTGACCACGGGCGGCCCAGGCCCTTCGCGCGGGCCAGCGCAGGTCATCAAGATGCTGAACCGCGCGTCTTTGGCGCCAGGCGTTTACTGGCCCAACATGATGCAGAATTTCAGCCTGAAAAACGGCACTGTGTACGGCTTGCGTACATACATTAACTTCCAGATGCCGGTTGCAGAACGGTGCAATATTGAAAACATCAAGTTTGAAGGTTTGAATGTTTACGGCCTGACAGCCGAGCATTTGGTTTTTAACCGCTGTCTCTCTTACGCAAGCGAACTTGAACTAGATAAGTTAATTGACCACGTAACAATAACAAACTCTACTTTCCCCGCTCTTACGTCCGCCGCAGGCGTACAGAAACTGGCTGTTAACTCGTCTACGATACATGGTCGTTTTGATGTTGCTCCGTTTTCGCTCACTGTGCGTGATAGCGTCATAGGGCCTCGGTTTAATAACTCAACCACTGTAACAACGACTGTTGCTGGAAAAGCTACTTTTGAAAATTCTCAACTGCTAAACGGAAATACAAACGGCGGTGGCGCCGCCATAATCTACAACGATTTTACCAGCACCTCGTACACGCCGACGTCTATATCAGGCAATGACTTGGTGTTTGCGACGTACCCGGATTTGCGCGTGAACGCATACCTTATGAAGACAGATGGGTCTGTGTACGGGCGCATTTTGGATATTTCCGGTTCGGGGCCGTATACAATCTCTGTCCGGTGGAACACCACAGCCCCTACAACTGGGTCTAGTTTCTACGCCTTTTTAGCCCCAGACATTCAATTTGGCCAAACCTCTACCGAGTTTAAGTATGTTGGGGGCGTTTTGAACGGGTTTAGCGGGACTGAAATTTTACCGTCCCCCCGCGAGGCGACCATTATAGACAAGTTCATGGTGCCCAACATGATCTCGTCTATCGCAATCAACGTCACAAAAGCTGGCACAGGGCTTGTTTATGTGCGAGGTTTTGGTGGTACACCTACGATTTGCATCGTTGACACCGCAACAACGGGCTTGCGTACAGTCACCCCCAGTTCGGCCACGGGCTCGCAGCCTGGCGACGACCTGACAGGCTATACAAACCTTACGTCATTCCGTCCTAGACTGCGTTTTGATCTTCTACCTACAAACCCGGACGTTTCGGCTAGACCTATCTATACATTGACCATCAACGCAACCCCGCTCATAAATCTGTAGTTAACGGTGCAAAAATGATCGTTCCATCATATCTTGCTACCGCCTCAGAGCGCGTTCTACCGCGAATGGCGTTAGACTTTACGACCGCGTCCTTAGACGCGCGCGTGACTGTAACGAGAGCGTTGGACACGGCTACCCGCATCAACAGCAGTGGCGTTGTTGAAGTTGTCAATGCCAACCTTCCCCGGTTTGATTTTGACCCTCTAACGGGCGTTTGCCGGGGGCTGTTAATTGAAGAAACACGGTTCAACGCGCACACAAGTTCCGGCTTGTACGACGCAACTTGGGCGATTGCGAATGTTACGCCAAACGCAATCGACATATCAACGTCACCTACGGGAACAGGCACTAAATTTCTAGAGACGACCGCAAACGCGGAACATCTGTGCGATTACGCTCGATTTTTCCATGCAAATTCATCTACGGTCACGCACTCTATATGGCTTCGCGGCGGCTTGGGGCGCGACTACATCGGGCTAATTGTCGATGATAACGCTGGTAACGGCTCGGGGTGCGTAGTCAACTTAGCCGCCGGCACTGTTGGTTCCGTTACGAACAGAGGAACCGGCACTAATGGATCTGCAACTATACAAGCGTTTTTAGACGGTTGGTATCGGGTAAGTATCAGTACGCAGTTTACGGCGCCAAGCGGGCAGTCGAGGGGCATTTGTGTCATATACAAAGACGCCACACTCGTATCCACATACGTAGGCGACGTTACCAAAGGCGTATATCTTACCGGAACCCAGATTGAAGCAGGTGCATTTGCCACCAGCTACATTCCAACGACGACCACAAGCCTGACAAGAAACGCCGACGTTGTCAGCATGACGGGCACCAACTTCAGCGATTGGTATAACGCGACTGAAGGTGCATTGCTCGTGCAAGCCACCGCTGAAATACCCGCAACAGACGCAAACGTAAGGTTCGCCGCCGCTATATACGACACCGCCGCATACGCAAACGCTTTCCGGTTAGAGCGTTTGTCAGGTAATTGCCGCGCGATTAAAACGGTAAGCGGATCGTCTTTGGTAGCGTCATACTCTTGGCCTATAGACGTGACTGGCAAGGCAATCATGTCTTACAAAGATAGCTCGTCTGCGTCTTCTTTCCGTGCCGCCAATCCAGGGCTCTACGCTGGCGGCGTACCAAGCGGCATGGCGTACCTTGGGATTGGTGGCTCTCACGTAGGGTCTAATGTGTGGTGCGGGCATGTCCAGCGCATTCAATACTGGCCGCAACGCCTAATAAACGCCGAAACGCAAGCCTTTACCAAGGATTAAACTGCCATGGGCCTGACTAAAGCGACATACTTTATGGTAAATACGGCCCCGGTCAACGTGCAAGATTACGGTGCAACGGGTGACGGTTCAACTGACGATCAGGCTGCCTTTGTGGCCGCCATTGCAGCGGGCGCAGGAAAAACCGTTTACGTTCCTAACCCAACCGTTGCTTACAAGATCGGCACTGCCACTCTTACGCTGCCCGCCAACACTGTACTGGTTGGCGAAACCAACAAAGTAACAAAATTAAACCATGCCTTTAATGGCACGATGTTTGTTTTGGGTGATGGTGCAGGGCTTGTAAACTTATACCTTAATGGTGACGGCGCTAACTACACAGGCGTTGGTATTGATTTGCAAGGTACGGCAGGCAGGCAAGTTATTCAGGGCGTCCGGGCGTCTGATTGGGAAGATGCTATTCTTCAGTTTGCCGTGGGTGCTGGGTCACAGTCTGCCGTTTATGACTGCCGTTTTGAACGCCGCAACGCCGGAACAGGCACCAACCGCTACGCCGTTGTCATTTCTGCGACACAGCAGCTTTCAGCAGTTCCCCGCAAGTTTTCTTTGATTGACACTGGCGGCACTTGCGCGTTTGATTTTGGCGGGTGTAATAACGTCTATATATCGGATAGTTTTTTATCTGATCTCAAATATACGGCTGACAGCCGTGGCGTGTTGTTGTCCAATTGCCGTATTGCAAATATGACCGCGCTAACGGTAGACGGCCATAATAACTGCATGGTTGGCTGCGATGTTTCTCCGCAGATTACGTTAGCCGCATCTACAGATGCTTGGGCTTTTGACGGGTCCATTTTCAACAACTTGCCAATCATTGACAATAGTGGAAATAACCGTAATTCAATATCCCACTACCCTATATCTTACACGCCGACTATTACATCGGGCGGCACCGCGCCGGTATTGGGAGACGGTACACTTGTGGGTTACGCTTCGCGCAGCGGAACAGTGGTTAACGTCAATATCATATTTACCGTTGGTTCGACCACTACGCTTGGCACTGGCGATTTGCGGTTTTCGCTTCCGACTTGGGCGCCGAATACAAACGGATATGTTCAGGTGTGCGGAACGGCCCTGATTGATGACAGTGGCACGTACTATACCGGTGTCTGTCAAATCCCTAACAGCGTCCAATATGTTCGAATTTTCCGCGACACAAGCGGCGTGGTTACTGCAACTTCACCCGCTACTTTAGCAACCGGCGACAGTATCCGGCTAAACGTTGCATACGAGGTTTAGCCCCCTTTGACTGCCGTAACAAATCATGTTACAGAACCCTAACCCTACTGGCAGGGCACGCCAGGAACCGAAAGGTGAATAGATGACCGAGAACGAACTAGCGGGTGCGCCCGCGCCGGAACAGGCCCCCACGGCTGAACCTGTTGCCGCTACAGATACACCGCCGGAACCGACGCCAACGGAAGCATCCAAGACCTTCACTCAGGAAGAATTGGACGCAATCGTCGGCAAACGTCTCGCAAGAGAACAACGGAAATGGGAGCGCGAGCAGGCGCAGAAGGCCAAGTCCCAGCCCGTTCCATCGGAACCGCTGAAAGCTGACGACTTCGCAGACACGCAGACCTACGCCGACGCCCTTGCCGAACGCAAAGCCCAGGAACTCTTGGCGAAGCGCGACGCAGAGGCTGAACGCCAGGCTACGCTCGACGCCTATCACGACCGTGAAGAGGAAGCGCGGAACAAGTACGACGACTTTGAACAGGTCGCCTACAACCCCAAGCTCCCCGTCACGGAAACGATGGCGCAGACCATTCAGGCTTCGGATAACGGCCCCGATGTAATCTATTACCTCGGATCGAACCCCAAGGAAGCCGAACGGATTGCGCGCCTATCACCGCTCTTGCAGGCACGGGAAATCGGAAAGATTGAAGCCAAACTCGGCGACAATCCACCGGCCAAGAAAACTTCCACCGCCCCGGCACCTATTGCTCCGGTCACGGCCCGCACCTCTGGTGCGCCTGCATACGACACCACCGACCCACGGTCTGTGAAGGCCATGTCAACGTCGGATTGGATCGAAGCGGAACGGCTGCGCCAGATCAAGAAGTACGAGGCTAACCGCAGACGTTAGTCCATAGGACATAGACATCATGGCTAATAGCCTTCTTACCATCGACATGATCACCCGCAAGGCTCTCGAAATCCTTGAAAACAACCTGGTGATCACCCGCAACGTGAACCGTCAGTACGACGACAGCTTCGCTGTCGAAGGCGCCAAGATCGGTTCGACCCTCCGCATCCGTCTGCCTGACCGCGCTCTGGTCACCGACGGTGCAGCCCTCCAGGTGCAGGACGACAACGAGCAGTTCACGACCCTGTCGGTTGCTTCGCAGAAGCACATCGGCGTGAACTTCACGTCTGCCGAACTTACCATGCAGCTCGACGACTTCGCCGACCGTGTGCTCAAGCCGCGTATCTCGCAGCTTGCGTCCTCCATCGACGCTGACGTCGCCAATGCCTACAAGGGCATCTACTCCTCCGTCGGCACCCCCGGCACGACCCCGGCCACTTCGCTCGTCCTGCTTCAGGGCCAGCAGAAGCTGAACGAGTTCGCCGCCATGATGCCGAGCCGCTACGCGACCGTGAACCCGGCCGCCAACGCTGGCCTCGTCGAAGGCATGAAGGGCCTCTTCAACCCGGTTGACACCATTTCCCGCCAGTTCAAGAACGGCATGATGGGCGAAGGTGTTCTCGGCTACGAAGAAATCAACATGTCGCAGTCGATCCAGCAGCACACCACGGGCAGCCGTACCGGTACCATCACGGTGGACGGCACGATGTCGGCTGAAGGCACGTCGAAAATTACGCTGAACGGCACCACGGGTAACACCCTCGCTGTCGGCGACGTCTTCACGATTGCCAACGTGTACGCGGTCAACCCGCAGACCCGTCAGTCCACTGGTTCGCTCCAGCAGTTTGTTGTCACTGCGGCTAACACCGCTGCCGCCAGCAAGTTCACGGACGTCAACATCAGCCCGGCGATCTACACCCCGTCGAACGCTCTGGCCACGGTCAACAGCTTCCCGCAGAACCTCGCTGCCGTGACGTTCGTCGGCGCTGCTTCGACGACCTATCCGCAGAACTTGATCTACCACAAGGACGCTATCTCGTTCGCTACGGCCGACCTTCTTCTGCCGCAGGGTGTCGATATGGCTTCTCGCCAGGTTCACAATGGCATCTCGATGCGAATTGTGCGCCAGTACGACATCAACAATGACCGCCTGCCGTGCCGTATTGACGTGCTGTATGGCTACTCGGTCATCCGCGCCCCGATGGCTTGCCGTCTCTGGGGTTAACAGGTAAAGATAGGAGAACACGACAATGGCACTTGCGAATGGCGCTAGCGGTTACCAGATTGGCGACGGCAATCTTGGCGAAATCAGCTTTTACAACACCACCGCTCCGGCGGCGCTTTCCGGCGCAACCGTAACCATCACCGCAGCCGACCTTGCCACGGGCGTTTGCACGATGGACAGCGGCGGCACGGACGCGGGCACGTATACGTTCCCGACCGGCGCTCTTCTTGATGCGGCGTTTCCCAGCTTGAAGGTCGGTTCGACCTTTGACTGCGCGTTCATCAATATTGGTGATAACGCAGCCAACGACGTGACGTTTGGCGCAGGCACGGGCAACACCCTTGTCGGCAACGCTGAAATTCAGGACTCTATTACCAAGACAAGCAACACCTCGGGCATCTTCCGTTGGCGCAAGACGGGTGATGCGGCGTACACGATCTATCGTATCGCCTAAGCAACAGGCCCCCGCTTCGGCGGGGGTCTAACTCATCAAGGAGAACAACATGCCCAATACGAAGCCTGTTGGTGTTGCCTACGAGGACCCGTACCTCGACGGCGCCACCATCGTTAACCCGGTCTACTCGGCCAAGGGCGCAGCCCTGACGACGCAGTTGACGTCGATCACCTCAACGGCTCCCGGCACGCCGGACTACGCCATCCAGGACTTGACCTCCATGACGCCTTTTGGCTTTGTGACCAAGGACGAGGGCAACTCGGTGCTGGCCGTCATCGCCAACCTTCAGACGCGCGTTGCGCAGCTTGAAAGTCGGCTTCAGGCGCTGAACCTCATCGCGTAATCAAACAGGCGGTTCTCGGACCGCCTGTTCTTCACAAGGGAAAACCATGGCTGAAATTTACCTGATGCACTACCGTCATGGCATCAAGATTGCCACGATGGAAATGGAGGCGCAGTACGACGAACAGAACGGCTGGGTGCGTTTCGACCCGGACGAAATGGTCGCTGAAGCCCCGGCCGACGACTTGCCAGAATTGACGGCTGAAGCTAACGTGATGGCAGAGGCTCCGCGCCGTCGCGGCCGCCCCCGGAAGGACGACTAGCATGACGACAACTGCCGACATCATTTACGGTTCCTTGCGGCTCATTGGTCAGTTGGCGGAAGGCGAAGTTCCTTCTGGCGAAACCGCCCAAGACGCGCTGAACGCCATGAACCAGATGATCGACAGTTGGAATACCGAGCGTCTGGCGGTGTTTTCGACCATAGACCAGGTCGTTACGTGGCCGCCGGGGTCGCGCTCGCGCACTATGGGGCCGACAGGCGACATCGTCGCCCTGCGCCCAGTTCTGGTGGACGACGCTTCCTATTTCCGCGACCCGTCAAGCGGCATCTCGTTTGGCCTCAAGCTGATCAACCAGCAGCAATACAACGGCATCGCCGTCAAGACCGTGACCAGCACCTATCCGCAGGTGATGTGGGTCAACATGACGTACCCGAACATCGAGATGTACGTCTACCCGGTGCCGACGAAGGTCTTGGAGTTCCACATCGTCTCGGTGCAGGAACTGTCGCAGCCGGCGACGCTCAGCACGGATCTGGCCTTTCCGCCCGGTTACCTGCGCGCGTTCCGGTACAATCTGGCCTGCGAACTGGCCCCTGAATTTGGCGTCGAACCGTCGCGCCAGGTGCAGCGCATCGCCATGACGTCCAAGCGCAACCTGAAGCGCATCAACAACCCCGACGACATCATGGCGCTGCCCTACAGCATCGTGGCCACACGGCAGCGGTTCAACATTTTTGCGGGAAACTATTAAGTGAAAACACCGATCCTTGGCTCCGCGTATGTCGCCCGCAGCGTCAACGCGGCCGACAGCCAGATGATCAACCTGTTCCCGGAGATGGTGCCGGAAGCAGGCAAGGAGCCCGCATTCCTCCAGCGTTGTCCGGGGCTCAGCCTGAAGGTCAGCGTCGGTTTAGGCCCCATTCGCGGCATGTGGTGGCACAGCGTCTACCTGTACGTTGTGTCGGGCAACACCTTCTACCAGATCACCTCCTCTTGGGTGGCGACGGCCAAGGGCACGGTCGGCGGCAGCGGTCCGGTCAGCATGGCCGACAACGGCACGCAGATCATGATTGCGGCGGACCCGGCGGGCTACATCTACAACACCAGCACGGGCGTCTTTGCGCAGATCACCGACCCGGACTTTCCCGGCGCGTCGCTTGTGGACTATCTGGACGGCTATTTTGTGTTCATCGAGCCCAACAGTCAGCGCATCTGGGTGACGGCGCTCCTCGACGGCACCAGCGTCGATCCGCTGGACTTTGTCAGCGCGGAAGGCGACCCGGACAATATCGTCAGCATGATCGTCGATCACCGCGAGGTTTGGCTGTTCGGCGAGAACTCCACGGAAGTCTGGTATAACGCTGGGCTGTCGGACTTCCCGTTGGTCCGCATTCAGGGCGCGTTCAACGAACTGGGTTGCGCGGCGCGGTACAGCACCGCCAAAATGAACAACCAGGTCTACTGGCTGGGCAAGGACGACCGTGGCCGGGGTATCGTCTACGCCGCCAACGGCTACCAAGGCCAGCGCATCTCGACACATGCCATCGAGTGGCAGATCCAGCAGTACAGCACGCTCACCGACGCCATCGGCTACACCTACCAGCAGGACGGTCACTCCTTCTACGTGCTGGTGTTCCCGACCGCCGGCAAGACGTGGGTCTATGACGCCGCGACGGGAGCCTGGCATGAGCGCGCGGGCTGGAGCAACGGGTCGTGGGTGCGTCAGCGCCCGGTGGCGCAGATATCCTACCAAGACCAAGTGCTGGTGGGCGACTACCAGAACGGCAACATCTACGCCTACGATCTTGACGTCTACACCGACAACGGCGCCCCGCAGCGCTGGCTGCGGTCGTGGCGCGCCCTGCCGACGGGACAGAACGACCTGATGCGTTCGGCGCAGCACGCGCTCCAGTTGGACTGCCAGACCGGCGTCGGCTTGGTCACCGGGCAGGGCAGCGACCCGGAGGTCATGCTGCGTTGGTCGGACGACGGCGGTCACACTTGGTCGAACGAACACTGGCGCAAGATGGGTAAAATCGGTCAGTACGGCTTTCGCACCTACTGGCAACGGTTGGGCATGACCATGAAGTTGCGCGACCGCGTCTACGAGATCAGCGGCACCGACCCGGTCAAGATTGCCATCATGGGCGCCGAGTTGCAGGTGAGCCGGACCAATGCCTAACATCACCAACATCACCCCGCCTCGCGTCCCGCTGACGGACCCGCGCACGGGGCTGATTGCGCGTGAGTGGTATCTGTTCCTGCTGAGCCTGTTCAACCAGACAGGCCAAAGCACCGTGTCGCTGGAAGACGTCCAGAAGGGACCGCCGACGCAAGACATCGACCTGTCGGCACTACTGGCACAGGCGTCCCTGAACGCCGAGAGTTCGTCAGCACTCCTGTCGCAGTACGCCCAGCTTGCCACCGACGTGCAGGCACTGGCGCTGGGGCCGTCCAACACGCCGCAACTTGAGCGGTTGCGCTACGGGTCGTTCTACGACACGACCGACCAGACGGCGGCGGTCATCAACACGGCCTACGCCATGACGTTCAATTCGACCGACATTACCCAAGGCGTGTATATCGGGACGCCAACGTCGCGGGTGTACGTGGACACGCACAACGTCTACAACATCCAGTTCTCAGCACAGTTTGTTAACACAGCGGGCGGCACGCATAACGTCTGGGTTTGGCTGCGCAAGAACGGTACGGATGTGGCAAATTCAGCCACGACGTTGCGTCTCCAAGGCAACAACGCCGAAGCGGTCGCAGCGTGGAACTTCTTGCTTGACATGAACGCAGGCGATTATTTTGAGCTTATGTGGGAAGTGTCCGATACGGCGGCGTCGTTGTTTAGTGACCCAGCGACCGCTGTCCATCCTGCCATTCCGTCAATCATACTGACGGTTACCGACAACATCAGTTCCAGAGGTGCAACATGACCGTAACGGTTAAAGTTCTTGTCCCGGCCAAAACAGCCGAAAACACCCAGACCACGCAGTACACGGCGGTAGGGGTTACAGCTATCATCGACAAGTTCACGGCGACCAACTATTCGGCGGCGGCGGCGACAATCAGCGTCAACTTGGTGACAGCGGCTGATACGGCAGGCAATAGCAACTTGATCGTCAAGACCAAGACATTGCAGCCGTCCGAAACGTACACTTTTCCCGAACTGGTCGGGCATGTGCTGGCCATCAGCGGGTTCATCTCGACCATCGCTGGAACGGCGTCAGCCATCAACATCCGCGTGTCCGGCCGCGAGGTGACGTAATGGACGCTGCGGGGCAATCGCTGGCGGTTCACTTTCAAACGCTTGATCTGCCTCCCGCAGCGGTCGAGTGGCTTCTGGACGTGTGGCGCATGATCCAGATGCTGGACGACGTGGCTGACGGCGACCCTGTCAGCCGTGATGACTTGAACGGCGCCATCTGGGCCTCGCTGGTCACCATGCCCGCCAACCCGTTCTACCTCGCCAACGCTGCCGCGCTTCAGTCCGGGCTGGCAACGTTGGTGCTCAAGTGGCAGGCGTCGGACGACGCCGAACGGCAGGGGTGGGCTGACGCCCGGTCGTTCGTCTGGCGGGCTGGCTATTACGATCTGATCCTGCTGGTTGTCCTTTTGACGAAGGGTCACGCAACTGCTATGGGTAAGGCCATGACGGTGATGCACCTCTATGGCGAGACGCTTCACGAATATCTGAAGGAGTTTTCCTGATGCCGGGACCAGTAGCAGCAATTGCAGGGGCGGCGGTTGTCGGCGCAGGCGCGTCCATAATCGGCGGCAGGTCGCAAGCCAAGGCGGTCAAAGATGCCTCCAAGGCACAGACCAAAGCCCAGAAACAAGCCCTTGAAGCGCAGATGGAACTTGCGCGGCCTTACGTTGAGGCGGGTAAAAACGCCATGACGCAGTACCAAAACCTTGCGCCGTATCAGTCGTTCAGCATGGACCAGTTCCAAGCCGATCCCGGCTACCAGTTCCGCATGTCCGAGGGCCTCAAGGCTCTGGAGCGGTCTGCGTCGGCACGAGGACTGCTACAGTCAGGCGGAACGCTCAAGGACATCACCCGGTTCGGGCAGGATGCAGCCAGCCAGGAATACCAGAACGCTTTCCAGCGGTATCTGACTGAGCGCGAGGCGCGCATGGACCCGTACCGTTATCTGACGGGCGTTGGGCAGGCTGCGGCTGCTGGGCAGGCAGCCAACGTCGGTGAGGGCATGACCGCGCTTGGCAATATTCAGTCGGCGGGCATCATGGGACAAGCTAACGCGTTTACGAACACGCTGGGCAGCATTTCTGGATTGGCATCAGACGCTGCGGGCGCCTATGGCCAGTATCAGGCGGCGCAGCCGTATCAGAACTATCTCAGGTCCATCACGCCTACAAATAGCGCCATGGGCTTTGCCTCGCCCGGCCAGCGCGC